AACTGTTACTCCTGGTGCAGTAAAATTAGTTTATGCTACTGCTAATGATGGAACAAATCCAGATATTGATGATTGTGGATTTATAACTGCTTCATCAACAGATACTTTAACAAATAAAACTTTAACAGCTCCAAAAATCGCTGATGCAGGTTTTATTGCAGATGCAAATGGAGCGGAACAAATTATATTTCAAACAACAACTTCAGCAGTAAATGAGTTAGAAGTAACTAACGCTGCAACAGGTAATCCACCAATCATAGGTGCAAGTGGAGAAACAAACGTTGATGTTCACATAAAACCAAAAGGTTCTGGAGAAACTAGAATAGGAACTGGTGCTGCCGCAGCTACACTTACAACAAGCGGTGCTCACGATTTAGTATTAGATACAAATTCAGGAACTAACTCAGGTACAATTACGATTACTGATGGAGCAGATGGAAATATTAATATTGCTCCAAACGGAAATGGTGTTGTTCAAGCCGGTGGGTCTGCAGTTAAAGTTGCAGGTAAAGAAACTATTTGGGTGCCAGCAGTTGCTATGTATCCTAATACTACAAATGGTTGTGCAGATTTAGAACAAACAGAATTGTCAAATGGACCAGAACTTAAAACTTTAGATTTTGATAAAGACTCAGATGAATTTGCTCAATTTGCTGTTGCATTTCCTAAATCATGGAACGAAGGCACAGTAACATTTCAAGCATTTTTTACAGCAAACTCAACAGATACTGGTACTACATCTTGGGCTTTACAAGGTGTTGCATTAGCAGATAATGGAGATTTAAATACAGCTTTTGGCACAGCAGTTGCCCCAACGGCAAAAGCTATGAGTGGTACAGCAAACGATTTAGCAGTAACGGCAGAAAGTGGAGCAGTAACAATAGCAGGCTCACCAAGTACAGATGAATACGTTTTCTTCCAAATATCAAGAGACGTTTCAGCAGATGATTTAAATGCTGATGCAAAACTATTAGGTATTAAATTATTCTTCACTACTGACGCTGCTAACGACGCATAAGGAGAATAGAATATGTTCGGATACAGGCTACTAGGATTAGGCGGTGGTAAAGCACCTAACCCACCTGTTACATTCGCTTACTTAAATATAGCTGGCGGAGGAAAAGGTGGAAGTCACGACTCAGGTGGTGGCGGAGGTGGAGGTTTTCGTACATCTTTCCCAGGAGGAACTGGAATTACAGTTGATGCTGGTACTTATACAATTACAGTCGGAGCAGGTGGTAGTTCAAACAGAGGTGGAGATAGCAATATTTTAGACGGTCATCCAGCTGAATTTTCTTCAGGTGGTGGCGGTGCAGGAGCACCTTCAGGTGTTGGTACAGGAGCACCAAACCCATCAGGTATACCAGGAGGCTCAGGTGGCGGAGCAGGTCACGGAACTTCAGATGGAGCAGTAACTGGAGGATCAGGTAATTTTCCTCCTGTATCACCTTCACAGGGAAATCCAGGTGGTAATGCTAATCATAGACCATGGAACGGAGCTGGTGGCGGTGGAGCCGGAGGTTCGGGATCTCCATGGGGCGGATCAGGAGTTGGTGGCCCAGGTGGAAGCGGAAGTTCAAACAATATTGATGGTAACGGCTACACTTATTCAGGTGGTGGCGGTGGAAACGGGGGAGGACCCCCAGGACCAAGCTCACATGGAAATGGAGGATCTGGAGGCGGTGGCGGAGCCGGCGGCCCAGGTGGAACTCTAGGTTCAGGTGGAGGATCTGCTAGAAATAGTGGAGCATCTGGAACAAGACCTGCTGGAGGAGCGGGCGGAACAAATACCGGAGGCGGCGGAGGAGCCGGAGGACCTCCTTATCAACCAGGTGGAAATGGTGGTTCTGGTATTATTATTTTAAGAGCACCTTCTGATGCTTTATTTTCAGTAACACCTCCAACAAATACAATCTCTAGTGTAGGAGGAGATCAAGTAGCACTATTTACAGTATCGGGGACTTTGAAAATATAATGGCACACTTTGCAGAATTAGATGTTAATAATAAAGTTTTAAGAGTTGTTGTAGCATGCGACAAAGATATAAGTGACAATGGCGGCGATCAACAAGAAACAGCAGCAAATCACTTTGGACAAAAAACTGTTAAACTTTCTTTTAATGGAGTCAAGTGGGTTCAAACTTCTTACAACAATAATTTTAGAAAAAGATTTGCTGGGATTGGTATGAGTTACGATCCAGTAAATGATGTTTTTATTCATGAACAACCTTTTGCTAGTTGGACATTAGATTCGGAATTTGAATGGCAACCTCCAGTTGCTAGACCTGCAGAGACAGAAGTTTATAGAAACATAAGTTGGGATGAAGACAATCAAAGATGGTTAGCTAATCATGTTGATAACTCTAATACGTATCTTTGGAATCCAGAAACATCTGAATTTGTATTGCTATAAATTTATTTATACTATATAAGAAAGACATATACAGATATTAAGATATGAGTTTTTGTTCAAAATATGATTATTGGTACTTTACAAGTGCTTTATCAAAAAAATTTTGTGAAGAATTAATTTTATACGGTAACCAAAAAATTAAAAGTATTGGCACTGTTGGTGACATTCCTCCTGTAAAAAGTAAACACGAATTATCCAAAAAAGATAAAACAACTTTAAAAGCTATTAGAAAATCTGATGTAGTTTTTTTAAATGATTTATTTATCTACAATACAATTTGTCCTTATATACAAGAAGCAAACAAAAATGCTGGATGGAATTTTGAATGGAGTTTTTCAGAGGACGCTCAATTTACAACCTACAACAAAGGGTATTTTTATGAGTGGCACACTGATGGAAGTCATCAACCATATAAAAGTGCAAATAAAAATTATGATGGAAAAATGCGAAAACTTTCAGTAACAGTTTCTTTGTCTGATCCTAAAGATTATAAAGGTGGAGATTTAGAATTTGATTTAAGTAATCCCAAACAAGGAAATAAAAGATCAGGGAAAATTATTGAAGAAATTAAACCGCAGGGATCTATAGTTGTATTTCCATCTTACCTATGGCATAGAGTTACACCAGTTACCAAAGGAACAAGATATAGTTTAGTTATATGGAGTATAGGACAACCATGGCGATAAGTTTTAAAAAAGACAAATATTGTGTAGTTAAAAATATTATTTCAAAAGAAATAGCTGATCTTTGTTATGATTATTTAATATTAAAAAGAAAAGCTGCTAAAACTTTATTAGAAGTAAAATATTTTACACCCTTTGAAAGGATATATGGAACGTGGAAAGATGATCAAGTACCCAATACTTTTTCTATATATGGTGATGTTTTAATGGAAACTTTATTAAGTAGATTACTTATAGCTACAGAAAAAGCTACTAAATTAAAACTAACTCCAAACTATTCTTACTCTAGAGTTTATAAAAATGGAGATATTCTTAAAAGACATAAAGATAGATTTAGTTGTGAAATATCCACAACACTTTTTATAGGTGGAGACCCATGGCCTATATATATCAACCCAAATCCAAAAGAAGGTAAAGATAAAAAACAAGGTGATAAACTATATTATGAACCCTCTAAACAAAAAGGTAAAAAAGTTGATTTAAAACCTGGTGATATGTTAGTTTATAGAGGAATTGATTTAGAGCACTATAGAGATTCATTTGAAGGAGAAAACTGTGCTCAAGTATTTTTTCACTACAATAATATGGAAACAAAAGGTTCTCAATTAAACATATACGATGGTAGACCTCACCTAGGTATACCTGCAGATATAAAGGTTAAAAGATGAAAATAGCAGTTATAGGAACAGGAACTGTTGGAGTAATGTCTGTTTGTCATTTATTACATTATTCAGCAGGTCTCAACTTACAAGTAGATTGTATACACAATCCTGAAAAAGATATTTTAGGTATAGGAGAAAGCACTAATATTCAAGTGCCTGATGTTTTATTTAGAGCTGCTAATTTTAATGGTTTTGAAGATTCAGACGAATTAGATATTACAATCAAATACGGAGTCAAATATAAAAACTGGAGAAAAAAAGATTTTATAAGTCCAATAGTTCCTCCTGCGTATGCGTTTCATTTTAATAATTTTAAATTAAAAGATGTTATATTTAAAAGATTGAAAATATATAAAAAAGATTATTTTAAAGAAATAAAAGGAAATGTTTCATCTATTAAACAAAACAATAGAGAAGTTATTTTAACTGTAAATAAAAAGAAATTAAAATATGACTATGTCATAGATTGTTCAGGATATCCAAAAGATTATTCTGATTACACTACTTCTGATTTCTTACCTTTAAATCATGCGTTAGTGCATTCTATAAAAGAACCTGGTAATTGGAATTTTACGTATCATCAAGCAACTAAAAATGGTTGGATGTTTGGAATACCTTTGAAGACAAGACAAGGTTGGGGATATTTGTTTAATAACAATATTACAAAAACAAAAGATGCTGAAGAAGATATATCAAAAATATTTAATACTAAAAAATTAAATTTAAAAGAATTTAAATTTAAACCATACAGAGCAAATAATGTTTTGAATAATAGAGTAATTAAAAATGGTAACAAAGCTATTTTTTATGAACCTATGGAAGCTCTATCTACTGTTTTTTATGACAATATAAATAGAATGTTTTTTGATTATATATTAGGAAGGATGAAAGAAGATGATGTCAACAATGAGTTTGATGCTATGGCTAAACAATACGAAAATTTTATATGTTTTGTTTATCATGGAGGTTCATTATTCAATACTTCGTTTTGGAAAGACACCATCGAAAAAACAAGTGCTCACTTGAAACACAATGAGTTTTGGGATAAGACTGTTGAATATATAAATGACCCTACAACAGTTGACATGTATCTTGGAAACAAAACAGAATCGTTTCCTTTTATTCCAAGAAGTTATCGAATAATACAGAAAGGTTTAAATTATGAATATTTCAGATAGAGAACAATTAGGTAAACTTAGATTTAAATATGAAAAATTATTAAGAGAAAATGAAGATTTTAAAACTGCTTTGACTAAAGCAGAGTTAATTAACAAATCTGAAAAAGCTCTCAATCACGATTTGAAACAAATGGTTGAAACTTATAAATTACAATCAAATAGTCTTGTTGAAATTATAGAACAATATTCTAAAAGAATAATTCAATATAGAAATTACATAGATATATTAATAAATAAAAATGATTAAAGTTCTAGATAATTTTTTATCACAAGAACACTTTAATATTTTATATGAAGAAATAACTTCATTAAGGTTTCCTTGGTATTATCAAGAAGGTAAAGTAAACCCTAACGATAAACTTCCATCTCTCACACATTCTTTTTTTGAAGAAAGTATGATTCATAGTAACTGGTTTAACTTTATTACACCGGTGTTAGAAAAATGTGATGTGATGGCTTTAAGAAGAATAAAAGGTAATTTTGATTACAAAAATCATGAGTCTTTTAAAACTAATTTACATATTGATTTTGAAAAAGGTTTGGATAATTGTAAGACAGGTATTTTTTATGTAAATACAAATAATGGCGGAACTTATTTTAAAGATGGTAAGTTTGTTGAAAGTGTAGCCAATAGATTCGTAATGTTTCCTGCAAACATGGAGCACGGAA